AAAGTTGCCCAAACTCTTGGTGTGAATGATTCCAACTTCTGCAAGCGTCTTGCTGACTGGGCAGATATCATCCGCAAGACCTTCTATGATGGTGGTATTGAGGAAATCATCAGCACCCGCCGTCTGGTTCACATTATCCGTGCCTATAGCATCTTCCAAGACAAGGCAAAGGCAATCCAAGTGTGTGTGAACCGCTTTGATGATGAAACCAAACAGTCCTTCCTGGAACTCTATGATAAAGTAGATGCTGATTTCCAGATGCCCACTGGTCCTTCCGAAGCAGAAGTTCGCACTGCATTTGCCTCCGACGAAGTTTTCTGATATAATTGGGGAAGGTAAAACTATGACCTTCCCTTTTATTATGGACGAGTATCCTTATTCAGACTATCAATTTACCATCTCTCCAGGTGGTTCGGATCAAATTGTACTTGGAAATGCACCCTCTATGAGCGAAACCAAAAATCATCTTTGGAAATATAATGAAGATAAAATCCTCAAAGATGTTGAAGACTATGTGACTAGTACTTATAAAAGTCATTACTGTGGCCACCAACAAGAATATCAAGGTGTTCAAACTATTGATTTAATGGCAGCAAAAGAACTTGCTTCTGATTTTTGTCAAGCAAATATTCTTAAGTATGGTTCTCGTTATGGTGATAAAGATGGGCGTAGTAAGCGTGACTTGCTCAAAGTCATTCACTATGCTATGCTTCTGCTTCACTTTGACGGGCACTACTCCCGCAAAGATAATGGCCTTACTGAATTCCGTTGATTATGAAACTCAAAGACAACACTATGAAACTCTCTGAAAAAACTCTCTCCCTTCTCAAGAACTTCTCTGGTATTAACCAGTCAATTCTTTTCAAGAAAGGTAACAAACTTCGCACGATTTCTGTGATGAAGAACATTCTTGCAGAAGTGGAAGTTGAAGAGGAATTTGAACGCGACTTCGGCATTTATGATCTGAACCAGTTCTTGAATGCAATGTCTCTTTATCAGAATCCTCAACTGAAATTCGCTAACGATAGTTATGTCGGAATTAGTGAAGGTAATGCACGATCCAAGTATTTCTTTGCAGATCCTGCAGTGATTGTGACTCCTCCCGAAAAGTCCATCTCTCTTCCTTCTGAGGATGTCTGTTTTGAACTGAATACCCAACAACTGGATAAACTCCTCAAGGCTGCAGCGGTTTATGGTGTTCCTGACCTTTCTGTGGTTGGTGAAGCTGGTGTTGTGAAACTGGTTGTTCGTGACAAGAAGAATGATACTTCCAACGAATACTCTTTGGTTGTTGGTGAGACCACTGGTACTTTTGTTCTGAACTTTAAGGTTGAGAACATTAAGATTCTTCCTGGTTCTTATGAGGTTGTTATCTCCAAGAAACTTCTGTCCCGATTCCAGTCAGAAGATAAGAATCTTACATATTACATCGCCCTGGAACCCGATTCCACCTATGATGAGTGAGTTGACTCACCTTTATTATGAACATCTTTGTGACTTCTCCCTGGCCTGCGGAAAGTGCTATCTGTCTTCCCGATAAACACATTGTCAAGATGCCGTTGGAGTGTTGTCAAATGCTCTCCATTGTGGCATCTGAAAAATGGGGTCATAACTATGGCCCTTTGTACAAGATTGATGGCACTCCCTACAGAACTGAAAAGGGTGCGTTTCGTAATCATCCCTGTACCAAATGGGCTATGGATAGTATCCACAATGCCTATTGGTTAATTAAGTGGGGTATGAACTTGTGTGATGAGTATCGGTTACGATATGGTAAGACACATTCGTGTTATAATCCTCTTGTTCATGCTTATTACATCTTCCCAAAAGGAAAGATTACAGAGGTAACTCCATTTGCTCGTGCGATGCCTGAGGAGTGGAAGTTTGATGATAGTATTGATACATTTACCGCATACAAAAAATACATTGCTTCTAAGCCTTGGGTGAAGGACAATTATCTTCGTATGCCGCAACGAAAACCTGAGTGGATTTAATTATGAGTCGTGATGAATTTCTGTGGGTTGAGAAATATCGCCCACGCAAAATTGAAGATTGCATTCTTCCAGATGCAAACAAAAAGACATTTTTGGAGTTTCTAAATAACAAAGAAATTCCAAACCTCATGCTTGCTGGCCCTGCAGGCTGTGGAAAAACCACAGTTGCAAAAGCCCTGTGTGAAGAATTGGGTGTTGATTATTATGTCATCAATGGATCTGACGAAGGACGATTTTTGGACACGGTACGGAACCAGGCAAAGAATTTTGCTTCGACCGTCTCACTTTCTGCGGGTGATGCAAAACACAAAGTCATCATCATTGATGAGGCTGACAACACAACCCACGATGTTCAACTCCTTCTACGGGCTAATATTGAGGCGTTTTATAACAACTGCAGATTCATTTTCACATGCAACTACAAAAATAAAATCATTGAACCCCTCCACTCCCGTTGTGCAGTCGTTGAGTTCAATATCAAAGGAAAAGAAAAAGCCCAGTTGGCAGGATCCTTCTTCAAGCGTATACAGAACATCCTGGATGCGGAAGGTGTACAATACGATCCTAAAGTCCTTGCAGAACTCATCAACAAACACTTCCCAGACTGGAGAAGAGTTCTAAACGAGTGTCAGAGGTACTCTGCGGGCGGAAAGATTGATTCTGCAATTCTTGCTGAATTTTCGGATGTAAATATCAATGAACTTGTTAAGAATCTCAAAACTAAAAACTTTACTGAAGTCCGAAAGTGGGTGGTCGGGAACTTGGACAACGATGCTAGTAGTCTACTTCGCAGGGTTTATGACGCCGCTTTTGATCATCTTTCACCCTCATCTATTCCTGCTGCCGTTCTTATTATTGCTAAGTATCAATACCAATGTGCGTTCGTGGCTGACCAAGAAGTGAATATTCTTGCAGCGTTAACTGAAATTATGGTGGAGTGTGAATTCAAATGAATAATCTTTCCGATAAACCAATTCAACTTTTTTCTGAAAATCTTTTTCCTAAAATTGGACAGAAAACCTTAAAGGGATCAACATAACCATATATGGTTTTTCATGGAGATACTTGGAGAAAAAAAGCTTTTTTTGAAGAAGCGGTAAAATATGTCAAAGAAGGTAATGAAGAACAACTTTGGCAAGTAATTAAAAAGGTGTGGATAGATTTTAATCTTTCTACAAGTTCTGAAAGAACTAGAATGAAAAAACAAAACAGGCTTAGCCCCGATTATTTGTTATCCTTAGCCGAGGATAATTGTCCTTGTTGCGGAAGTGCAATGTGGTATGGTAGGGTTTACAATATGGTGAAGGGTTATCGTAAACCATCTTTAGACCGTATGGATCCTGATGCTGGATATGTAAATGAAAATGTTTGGATTATTTGTAAGGATTGTAACACTAGGAAAAACAATTCAAAAACTCCATTAGAGCTAATCAAAATTGCATTTGCTTGGAAAGAACAAGAAACAAAAGCATTAAAAAGATATGAAAAATATAAAAATGATTTCCCAGGCATTGACCTTGAAAAATTTTTTGGTGAGTAACGATGATTAATGTAAAACTATTTCGTATTGCAACTGGTGAAGAAGTTGTTGCAGAACTTGTTTCTGAGGATGATAACTTTGTGACTGTTAAAAATGGATTGGTAGTAATTCCTACTTCTACTGGTAGTGTTGGATTTGCACCTTGGGCTTCTGTAATTGATAAAAGTATTCCCGAATTGATTATCGCTAAGAATCATATTGTTTATATTGCAGAAGTTGATCCTCAAATTAAAAAGAAGTATAATGAAGTTTATGGGAGTAAACTCGTAACTCCAGAAGAAAAGAAACTAATTCTTTGATATGCAACTAGAACTTGATGATGCGATTTACGCAGCGGATAAATTTATTGATTACTTCTCCAACATGGGAAGAATTGATGAGTACCTGCGTAATGTGAAACTTGACCGAATGAGTCAAATACCTTCATCTATTTTGGGTCTTGGGCCCGAAGATGATATGTTTGATTCTTTTGACATGCACCCACAGGACATGAACTTCAAAGTTTATCCTGCAGGAGAGAAGGGTGGATTTACAAATGAATATTTTAATGAAAGACTTCAGATTACTACTTCTCATGCAATTGAAGATAGTATTCCTGGTAAGTCTTTGAAGTGGATTGTGCAGGAAACCAATACACAGAAGATTGTTGGGTTCTGCCGTTTCGGTTCCCCTACAATTAACTCTAAACCTCGCAACGATTGGCTTGGACAAACTCCTGAGTTGTCTAGGTTTAATCGTCATGCAATTATGGGATTCATTATTGTCCCTACACAACCTTTTGGATTCAATTATCTCGGAGGTAAACTTCTTGCACTTCTTTGTTGTTCTCATACTGCTCGTGAGACATTAAATAAGAAGTATGGTGCAGATATTTGTTCTTTTGAGACTACTTCTCTTTATGGTTCCACTAAAGCCTCATCTCAGTATGATGGTTTGAAACCTTACATGAGATATAAGGGATTAACTCAAAGTGACTTTACTCCTCTGCTCCATGATGAAATCTTCCAGGAGTTGAACAAATGGTTTATTCAGAGGAACAACGACCAGAGTCTGGTGAAGGAGGACGCATCCAGTCGGAAACTCAAAACTCAACAAAAGATGATCTCAATCATCAAGAAAAGCTTACCTTCTCAAAAGGTTGTGGAGTTCCAGACTGCGATTGCAAATGCAAAAAATCTGACTGAACAGAAGAGATTTTATATTTCTGATT